CCAGGCATATATCATACATAATGAAGCGATGAGGGCAGCCTCTCAAAGATTCAATGATGAAAGAGACCGTAGATACGCTGAAGTTAATGTCGAAAAGGAAAAGGCCCTGAAAATTAAGGAGACAGCAGACTTGGCAGCTTTAAGTCTAGCACGAGAAAGTCAGGTCTATAAAGATCAACAGGCCGATATCATGCGGGAGAAAAACCTTGCTGCATCCGGTATATATGCTACAAATGCAGACCTGGCAGCTGTCGTTGATAAAATGGAGAAGGCGCTAAAGCCCTTAACCGAATTTATTAATGCTCAACAAGGCGCAGCAAAAGGTAATGATATTACCTGGGGAAAGATATTTGGATCAGTAGCAGCCATGGCAGCCATTTTTGGAATTATAATGAAATTAAACGTATTTTAAAAAAGGGGGGAGAGTAATATGACTAATGAGATTTTATATCTCAATCCAAGTAGACAGCATGACAACCTTGGTGTTAACGGATATGGAACTGAAGCAGACAATATGATGAGAGTTGCCAAAGTTGTTAAAGGTAAATTAGACGCTAAAAATGTTCTAAAGAAAGTAGTATTGACAGAAGGTTTAACATTGTCACAGGCTATTGCAGAGAGTAATGCAGTAGGGGCTACACTACATCTTGATATGCATTCAGATGCAGGTGGCGGACGAGGATGTACTGGTCTTTACAAATCGGACAAAGGAAAGCAATTTATAACTTGCATTTACAATCGTGTTTCAGCATTAACACCTTCAGCTGATAGAGGGTTATCACTTAGAACTGATCTAGGTGCTCTTAATCAAACTCACGCTATTGCCGGACTTATTGAATGTTTCTTTCATGACAATGCAGAAGATGTTAAATTCTACAACGCTAACCTAGATGCTATTGCTCAGGCTATAGTTGATGGTATTCTTGACTATCTTGGCATTGCAACAATGGTATATACACCCTCCAAACCCGTAGCACCAGTTAATTCTAATGTGGATGCTATGGTATTAAGAATCCAACGTAATCTTAATCGACTTAAAATTACTGATGATTCTGGTCAGTCATTGGTTGAGGATGGTGTACCAGGAGCTAGAACCAAACAAGCTATTAAGAAGTTTCAGGACATAGTGAACATAACGGTTGATGGTATACCGGGTAATGTAACGTTAAATGCCATGAACGATATTTTACTCAAACCATTAATGCGTTTTGGAGTAGTTAATCGTAATGCAGCAAAGTATATTCAGTGGAGAATGGGCATTACAAGAGATGGTGTATTTGGAACTGATACTGCTGCTCATGTAAGAAGTTACCAAACAAGTAAAGGTTTTAAAGCTGACGGTATTGTAGGATATGATACCTGGAATGCTTTGATAGGAGCATAGTATGGACGAAGAAGTAAAGGAAACTGGACAGTTCTCTAAGGTAATGGTATTATTAATAATCATAATGAATATATGGTTTACAGTAGCAGTACTAAGAGTATTTGCAATTACTGGAGCAGAACCGGTGGCATTGGTAGCAGCGTTCTTCGGCTTTACTACCGGTGAGTTATGGTTAATGGCTAGTATTAAGAAAACTAAAGTAGTTAAAGAAAAAAGGAGTGAAGTGTATAATGAACTTAAATGCGGAATTAGTAAGGAAGTTGACCAGTAGGAAGTTCTGGACAATGGTTTGTGGATTTATAACATTGTTAATGACAGCTAGAGGAATGAATCCTGGCTCTATCGAACAGGTTGTAGCAATCATAATGGCAGGAGGAGCAATAATTGCGTACATATTAGCTGAGGCTTGGACGGACGCTGCTTATGCCCCTAAAGAGGTATTATAATCGCGAATAAAACACAGGTTATAATGAAGGAATTAAAAACTCTTGAAAGGGGAGAAGGAAATGAAGAAATACAGAAAAGATAAAAGAAACCCAATTACTAAGGAGGTAGATGAGATAATTGAAATTATGTCACACACTGATAGAGGTTCTGAGGAATACAAAAAACTAGCAGCAAACTTGGAGTTGTTGATAAAGGCAAAGTCGATATATAAAGACCCAGCACGAATTGACGCGAACACGCTTGCAATAGTATTAGGTAATCTTATTGGAATTGCAATCATAGTGGGGTATGAGGAAGGTCATATCATCACCAGCAAAGCACTTGGATTTGTTTTAAAGGGACGTGTGTAATACATGTCCTTCTCTTTTTGCCTCGCGAAAAAAACACATACTATAATGAAAGAAAAGTGTCGTAACTCGAAAGAGGGGGACTTTACTTGGGTTCGAATCCCAAGCTTATTTTTTTGTTTTTCGCACAATTAACACATACTATAATAGAAGTAAAATTTATTTTAAGGGGGATTTTATCATGAATAAAAGTTTAGGAGAAGTATTGGGAAATGCCATAGGGGTAATAACTATTACAGGATGGACTATTTATGCCATGTATAAAATAGGAAAAAAAATAAACGAACGAGTAAAGAGAGCTTAGGCTTTCTTTTTGCCTCGCAGAAATAACTTATTGTATAATGAAAGTAAACTTGAAAGGGGATTATAAAATGGAGAGAAATGAATTATTATGTTTAGGATTAGTTGGAATTGGAGGAATGGTAATTGGTAATATAATTAACAGATGTAGGTTAAATAAACAGCATACAGAAGCTGAAATATTATTATCAAGATCATTAGACCAATCTAAAGAATTGATAAGCATAGCAAAGAAAGCTCAAACTGAAAATAAGATCCTTAGAGCGAAAATGAAGGAGATGGGTTGTCTATAAAAGACAGCCTTTCTTTTTGCCTCGCGGGAATAACACAGTTTATAATGAAACCAAAATAAATTTTAGGGGGATTTAATCATGAATGATAAAACACTAGTAAGGTTAGTAGCATGTGTAATATTGGCACCAGTCGTATGGAATGGAACAATGGCACTCGTGGGTCTAACTGCAAAAGGCGTTAATCAAGTGGTATATAAACACAAAATTAGAAAAGGTTTAAAAGATGGAAGCATAGTTAAAATCGATGGAGAATACTTTGAAGTAGAGGTATCTGATATTGAGGAGGCTTAGGCTTCTTCTTTTGCCTCGCATAAAAAACATAGTGTATAATGAAAGTAAATATAAAGGGGGATATTATAATGGAAGATAATACTTTAACGAAAGAGATTGAAAGGCTAGTCAAAGAGATTCAGCGTGACGAAAGAGACGTCATCACATGGAGAAACTTAGACGATGCAAAAGCAAACTCAATCGAGAAGGCTATTGAAAGAAAAATAAAACTTTTAGACATACTTAACAGAAGGTAAGCTTAGGCTTACTTTTTAATTTTTGAAAGGTGGTATATTAATATGTTAAAAGGTCAAGGGGAAATGGAAAAAACAGAGTTTGGAGCAATGAGGGAATCAAATGACGGGCGAGGTAGATTTGACTTACTTCCGTACGAAGCCATGGAGGCACTTGCTAAATGGTATGAGGAAGGTGCTAAAAAATATGAAGATAGGAATTGGGAAAAAGGGATTAGTGTTAAGGATTGCATTAATCGTATGATTCGTCATTCACTCAAGGCTAGCAATGGTTGGACTGATGAAGATCATTTGGCTGCGGTTATGTGGAATGCAGCAGCGGCTATTACAATGATGCGTAGACATCCAGAATGCAATGATCATATTTGGGATCTAGAACATATCAAGTTTTAGCTCGCAAGGATTACACAGCCTATAATAGAAGGAGATGGTTAGCTCAGTAAGGTAAGAGCGCTGATAGAGTTACTCAGAGGTCGTCAGTTCGAATCTGACACATCTTCTTATTTTTGCCTCGCGGGGTTTACACACTATATAATGAAAGGATATGATAGATAGGACGTCGTAGCAAAAAGGCTAAATCATATTCTTTTTCTTTTGCCTCGCGAAAAAAACACAGGTTATAATGAAAGAATATGGGACTTTGTACTTTAAATAGTATATCAAACTAGAGTAGATTGCTCTGGAGGTCACCATATTCTTTTACTTTTATTTTTGAAAGGGGATTATAAAAATGAACAAAGAGAGTATTAATCAATTAGCATTGACAACAAGAAGAACGGTCATTAAAAATTCACCTGCCATATTAACAGGTATGGGAGTGCTGGGAGTATTTACTACTGTATATGCAGCAGTGGATGCTACACCTAAAGCTATGCAGATCTTAGAAGAACGACGTGCAGAGGAACTAGATGCCAATGAGGAGTTTAGCGACTTCACTAAATGGGAGATGTTTAAAGAGGTTTGGAAATGTTATATTCCTACTTTTATCTCTGGTGCAGTAACCATTACAGCAATTGTGTCTGCTAACTCAGTAAACCAGCGTAGGAATGCTGCACTGATTGGTTTATATTCTTTGTCTGAGAATGCTCTAAAAGAGTATAAGAACAAAGTAGTAGAAATAATAGGTGAAAAAAAAGGACAAGAGATTAAAGATGGAATTGCTAAGGACCGTATACTCAAGAATCCAGTTAGAGATACTGAGATAATCAACACTGGACATGGTGACACCTTATGTTATGATGTCTTAGCTGGACGATATTTCAGAAGTGATATTGAGCATATTCGTAGATCACTTAATGAGGCAAGTAGGAAGTTAATGACCGAAATGTTTATGTCAGTGAACGATGTTTACAGCGAATTAGATTTACCAAGTAATGGATTAGGCGGTCTGGTTGGATGGAATATAGATGATGGTTTGATAGAGCCAGAGTTCAGTTCCCAGTTGACAGAGAATGATATTCCATGTTTAGTACTTGACTTTACTATGATGCCAAGGACTATGAAATAAAATTTGAAAGGGGTAATAAAAATGAAAAACATTAAAACATTAAAACATTCTGTAAGGATCACAAGAAGGAAATCGTAGTTACCGGGTTAGTTATTGGAGGGGTTATAGCAACCTCCTTTGTAACTAAAAGGATATGTACAAGAGGATTAGTTAATGCTAAAGGACTCAATGTTCTCACTTGGAAAACACCAAAGGGTACTGCAAACCTAGAGTATGTTAAGAAATTCCTAGATGCGAATGCTGGGAATGGTGAGCCATTTGCGATATTTAAAGAAGGACCAGATCCAGATGCTTATGTCTCTATATTGTTTAATGACAAAATAGTTCAAGTATAACTAATGAAATAGGAGGGATAACCATGTTAAGACAAATCGGTGAAAAAATAGGATATGCAATTGGTTATGTAGTGGGACATACTGCGGCTGTAATAGTCGTAGTTCCTTTGATGTTTCAAATAGAAAAGCGAATACGTATATATACTGATGATGTAGAAGTTGTACGAGAATTATCTCATCGAGTTATAGATATAGTAGTAGCCGATAGTGATAATATTATGTGGCATCCATTTAAATCAAGAGATCTTGTTAGAAAGATTACTGATCAAGAAGTTAATAAATGGTTGTATCGATAGATAGGGAGGGATTACAATGGTCAAATATAGGAAAAAACCAATAGTAGTAGATGCTAAACAATTTGTAGTTTATAATGCTCAAGGTGATAGTAATGCTACAGAAGTTGTTTGGTGGATTTTAAAAAACAATGGACAAGCTAGAGGTGAGAACCCATTTATATATATCCAAACTTTAGAAGGAGAGATGCGCGCAGATTCAATGGATTATATAATACAAGGAGTTAATGGAGAATTTTATCCATGCAAGCCTGACATTTTTGAAAAGACTTATGAGTTATGTGAGTTGACTAAATAGCTCGCGAAAAAAACACAGTGTATAATGAAAGAAAACTTAAATATGAAAGGATGGATAAACATGAAAAATATTAAAGGATTCGTAAACGAACACAAGAAAGGACTTAAAAGAGTTGCAATCGGAGGAGTAGTAGTTTTAATAGCAGGAGTGTTATATAAAGTGCTGCACAAAGATGAAGACGAAATTGACAATTTTGAAGTGACGTTTGATGAGCCAGTAGATGTTAATTATGTAGATGCACCAACAGAACAAGAATAATTTCAAAGGGGAGTGTTATGAGAAATCATAGCATTCTCTTTTATCTTTTTCGTATTATGAACTAAATGGAGGAATAAAAATGAAATATTACTTTGTACTTGACTCATTAAATAAAAGACATATCATAGTTGCTGAAAACGAGGAAAACTTGATGTCTATTGTAATCGATGATAAAATGACAGTAGTCGAATTTTATGAACTCACACCTGATAAATTCACTACATCAGGATTCCTTATTTCTGATAAGTAAAGGGAAGGAGTAATTTCATGATAGTTAAACATTATTGTCCATTTTGTAAAAAATTAATAAGTGTTGATAAAATAGCAGTCGAGGATAGGAGAATGGCTACAATAACAAAAGAAAACTTGAATACTATATTTAAAGTTTTAGGAAAGAGTTGTGAATCTATACACAGTTAGTTGAAAGGGGCGAGTTATTATGATGATCGACGAGTTTATAGGAGAATATTACTTTCTAAGCAACTTTAGTTACTCAAAAATAGAACTAAACGGATTCATATTCGATAGTGGTGAAGCAGCATTTCATTCTTTTAAAGATATTAGTAGGCAATCTGAATTTGTTGATATATTTCCTTTAATGGCCAAAAGAAAGGGCAGACGTGTAAGTCTTAGAAGTGATTGGGAGCAAGTTAAAGATGACATTATGTATCAAGTTGTTAAAGCAAAGTTCGAACAGAATGTTGACTTAAAAGAAAAACTATTAGCAACCGAAAATCAAATGTTAGTTGAAGGTAACACTTGGAATGATACATATTGGGGCATATGTCAAGGTAAAGGATTTAACGTGTTAGGCGTAACTCTTATGCTTATAAGACATGAATTGAGAGGGGAGAGTTAAATGCTAACAAGTAAAGAACTCGAATTGGTTAACAGTATACTTATGGCAGTCAAATATTCTGGAACTGTTGTATATAATCGTAGCGAACTTTCCGAGTACAAGGGTTATAATATTATACATGCTATAAGAGAAGTTGAATCCAAAGGAATAAAATGCGAAAAAATTTCAGATAGGAATGGAAAACTAATTGCATTTATAGTGAGGGAATAAATATGAGAATAAAGCCATATACCAATATCGGAATAAAACGTATGAAATGTTTTAAATGTGGTGAGAAAGCAGCCGCCCAATGGCAGATTTGCTCAGACAGTAATCAGTACAGACCAGTGTGTCTAAAGTGTGATTTCGAATTAAATGAACTGGTTCTTAAGTGGGCAGGTTTCGATGACTGGGAAGATAAATTAAATAAATATAAGCACCGAATCAACGAAAGGGGCGAGTTAAATGGACCAAATGAATAACAAAAAACCAATGTATAAATGGCTATTAGTAATGAAAAATGGAAAAGAATACTTTGTATGGCATGAAGCAAATACTTTAGATGCTTTAATAATACGATTACTACCCACTCAACTCAATGAACAAAAATGGACATCATTAGATTTGGTATTTCCGAAAGATGAGTATACTGCAATAGCTATTAATGGTGTTGATATATCAAGTATAGGATATAAGACCAAGTAAAAATAGTATGAAGGGGGAGAGATAAATGAAGAAAGCGGATTTAAAAAAAGAAAAAGACTATGAAAAGTTTATGTATAATCCAGATAACCAAGGTAAGTGTAAAGATTGCCCTGAGAATAAGGGTTATGATACTTTCTATTTATGCGGACAACAGCAGTGTTGGGTAACAGTTCATTGTAAGAGGGCGAAAGAAAATGTTTAAATGGTTAAAACAATTAACTTGTAAACATTGGCAAGCAATACTTATATCCTGGACAATTATATCATTTGATAGTGTTCGAGTTCTTTACAGATGTGTTGACTGTGAAAAAGATATATCTCTAATATTAATGGGGAAAGAAGCTTTTGATTGGATGAAATCAATGGATGATTATAAAAGAGTTTAATTACAACATTGAAAGGGGAGAGTGAAATGTTGGTTAAGGAGTTAGTTGACAAGTTACTTAAAATGCCACAAGATGCTAATATTGTCATAGTAATTCCATGGGGTGACTACAACAATGATGTAGATATTGATGATGAGTTCGAACCTAAATTATTAGCAAACGGAAAAGTAGAAATTTACCTTTGAAAGGGGAGAGTGAAATGAAGAAATATTTCTTTCATATAATTAATAAAGATAATGGTGGCTTTAGTGGTGCTATTTCAATGCCAGGAGAGAACCAAGAAGATGCAGCTAATAAAATCCTTAAAGTAAAGCATCCTAGTGGTTGGGGAATGTATTTTAATCCTAAAACTGATAAACTAGTCTTTAAAAAGGAGATTGAGGATAATGAGTAAAATTAGACGTCCAGTAGAAAGATTGACTGCTATATCAGGTCAAGTGTTAGAAAGATATGATAGTATTACCCTTGCAGCAATAGCATGTTATGCTGATGGTGGTAGTATTTCGAAAGCATGCAGAGGCAAATTACAAGTTGTTGCTGGATACAAATGGAGGTATTGTGATGAAATTTGATAAGAATTTAATAGAACTAGTATTATCTGGATTTGCAATGGTTGTATTTGTGATTGCACTTATAGGAACTGCTATATTTAGTGTGTAAATAACTTAATATCGAAAGGGGATATTATTATGAAATTAATTAGTAAAAAAGGTTATCTCTATTCATTACGAGGTAATAAATTTAATCATTTTGAAGGTCTGGTTCAGTATGATAAATCTACTAATATTACAATCTTCTATATTCCATCATTAAATAAAAATTTTCAATGTTCGGCAGATCCTGGAATCATGTTTAAAGATAGACTTTGGCTTGAGACTGATAATCCTAAGTTAGTTATAGACCTTTTAATAAAGAATGAAAAAGAAAAGTTACAAGCAAAAATCAATGAGCTTCGTAATAAAATGACAATGTTAGATGATAAAAAGGAGATATTATTATGGATGAACAACCTATCATCAGTGTTTGGAGATGTTCAATGAAACAGTTTATATTCATTGTTAAAAGAAATAGTGGATGCGGAAATAGGATAAAATAAAATTACAACCTTTGAAAGGGGAGAGTAAAAATGGAAAATGTAGCAATATTACCAATTAAAAAAGGTTATCTTTATTCATTGTGGAGTGGGAAGTTAAGAGTGCATGAGGGTCAAGTAGGTTATAGGGATTGGAATGGAAATGGGATATTTAAATCAATTACTGGTAACCGATTTACATGCTCCATGGAACCTGGAATAGTATTTAATGCTGTTGTTTGGCTTGAAGAGGACGATAAACAATTAGCTTGTAAGATATTGATTAGTTATGAGAAAGAGCAGATACAGATATTACAGGATAAAATAATGAAGTTACAGGAAAAGATTGGAAACCACCAATGTAAAATCTCTTTATTGGAGGATGCTAAGAATGAATAAAAAGAAGCAATACCTATATGTTTTAAGAAATGGTCAGTTTAATGTCTTTAAAGGAGAAGTACAAGTTGGCTATATTGATGGTATTACAGGATACGCTATATTTATGACTGATTTTGGTAAGAGTTATATTTGTTCATTACATCCTTGTACTGTGTATAATTCTGTTGTATGGTTAAACGATGATAATGAAACTCTTGGTAGGGAGATTTTAAGATTGCATGTACAAAAAAAGATAAAAAAGTTAGAAGAAAAACTAAACAACCTATCATCAGTGTTAGGAGTTGTTAAATGAAATACTTTATCTTTCATATATGCAACTGTAATGGTAAATTTATAAGTGCCATTTGTGTGCTTGCTGAGACAGAAGAAGAGGCATTACGATTAATAAATACTAAACAGTTACTAAACCTTCATATTATTAAAGGTGACACTATTCAATTAAAAAACACAATAGATATGGATGAAAGGTGGAATTACTAATGAATAAAAAACTAACAGCATTGATAATAGTGGCGGTAGGTATTGGGTCTGCATTTATAGATGGGGATATTACTTTTACAATTGCGGCATTAGGGGTCGG